ACCGCAAGTGAGATCAACCGCATCGCCGCAATCGAAGGACAGATCCGAGAGGGCATCCTAATGCGTTGGGTGAAGCAATATTCCAAGGCTGTGGCCCGTATGCAGCGCGGAATTTGTCATCCTGAGCACGTAAAGGCCGCATCCGAGCTAAAAACGGCGCTAGACATGGCCCGATTGCAGTCAAAAAATGCCGTTTGGGCCAGAAAAGAGGTTGTTTCCGCTTTTGAGAAGTCAACGATGGAACTTCCGTCCTTCCTTGTTCCTTTTGAAGTGCCTGAACACTTGGACGAAGACGCAATTTTTTGCTGTTTGAACATGATGGAGCGCAATTTGCCGCCTAGCGACATTTTGCTTATGGCTCACTCGTCCGCAGAGGAACTTTTGCCTGACACATTGGCCCAAGAAGAGGCGATTTTGGATCTTTTGATCCAGCGCTACATGGGGAACCCCGCAATCAATCAGGATGAACTGATCAAACTCGATTGGAGCCGCAAAGTTGGCGAATCTATCGCCAATTCCGTCATTCTTCCGAAAGATCAAGTCGAGGCGCTGGCGATTGAGGCGACTAGACAGCAAGTTATTGAGCTACAGAGCATGATTGCTGGTCAGGAAGTGCCTGTTTCGCCTCGCGACAACGATGTGATCCATTTGACTACGATGGCGGAGAAACTTTTCCCTGTTATCGCGCAAGCCCCGCCCGGCAGCTTGCCGCCTGAGATGATTGCACCGTTTATGAGCGCCCTGAAGCACTTCACAACGCACTTGCAACAGGCCGAAATCAAGCAGGCCAACCCGCAGCTTATTTCGCAGATGAAGCAAGCAGTCAAACAGGCGTTTGATCACCTTACCAAAGGCATGGCAGTCCAGCCGCCGCCCGAATTGCAGCCAGCGGCGGCGGTGGCGACAGGTGGTGGCCCTGCACCAAGACGAGTTTCGGCGGCACAAGTCAAAGAAGTGGGACAACTTGCTTCTGAAGATATGCCGTCACAATGGGGCGCGGTAAGCCAAGTTGCTACCCCGCCTAAACCTCCAACAGCAGGATAATTATATGAAAAATGAAATGAAAGCATCCAAGGGAGCGCCCCCTTCAAAGCGCACTGGCAAGGGCGGATATATGCTGATGAAAAAAAAGAATATCACAGCTATGCCCAAGATGAGGAAAATGGAACCCATCAAAAAAATCGACTATGAGGCCGATTTTGAAAAAGCATTCAACGAATCTATGCCGAACCTTAAAAAGTCACGCAAACAAATGAGCCAAGGGAAGCCTAACTTCCGCGATGTCAGGCAAGAAAAAGCTGATCGCGCCGTTCTGACCAAGGGCATGAAAAAATGAAGTCAGTCATCAGTCTGTATAGCGAAAATATGCAGGCTGTGGCCGATCTGACCATACCTAGCCATGTTAAATTTGCAGAAGCCTACGGATGGAATCAGGAAGCCAAGATTGTCGATCAGGAAAACTGTTTATGGGAAAAACTGAACCTAATAAGCGAACATCTAAGCCAAAAGCACAGCGCAGTTCTGTGGCTGGACGCAGACGTTCTAATAACAAATCCAAAGCCAATAACTTGGATTCTGGACGAAAATCCTGCTGCAGACGTGTTTCTGACAGCGGACATAAACGGGCTGAATGCGGGAGTAATGCTGATCCGAAACACGGATTGGTCAAAAGCATTCTTCTACGCTTGCAAAACGCATGGCAAAACGCTTTTCGGTGATAGGCCCAATGGAGAACAGCAAGCAATACAGCATTTTTCGTCTGTTTACCCATATGCTGGCATTGTCCATTACATTCCGCAGCGCGAATTGAATTCATACCATCCAGATGCTTATAAATATCCGAACTGCAGGATGGGATCTTGGCAATCAGGAGACTTTGTATTGCATTTGCCTAGCTTGCCAAACGAAGACCGAATTGAAATACTAAAACAATACATATAATGAATTGGGAAGAATCCGACATTGCGCTGTTGCGCGATTATCACAAACGCTCTGGAGGGAAGCTGCTGCAAGTCCTTCAATCGCGCATTCCTCTTTGCAATGGGAAAACGATTGAAACTGTTGCGCTAGAAGCCAAATACAAAGAGGGCTACGAAAGGGCAGTCAAAGACGTGCAAGAAATGCTGTCAGACCCTGATCAAAACCTTGATCCGTCGAGCGGCAAATTTATCGAAATGTAGGAATCAGGCTATGGCGACAATCAAAAAAAGATTCACTAAGATTGTGACCAATAAGGCCACAGGAAGAACCCGCACCGTGAAATACGGTCAGGCTGGCAAGGCCAAAGATGGGAAAGATCGTATCCGCCCCGGCACAAAAAAGGGTGATGCATACTGCGCTCGCTCTTTAAAAATCAAAGGCGATTGGAAAAACGATCCAAATTCGCCAAATAGTCTTTCTAGGAAAAAATGGAAATGCCGTGGAGCCAAATCCATGCGAAATAAATAAACTCTATGACAACAGACATCGATACAGAACCCACACAAAATCAGGAAAATACTGTTCCTGATCCCACTCCAGCAGCAGGATTCGGAAATCCGTCTTTGGATGCCGATAAAATCGACAACGATACCGATTCCGCCATCGATTCGTTGCTTGATGAAGCAGTCAGGGAGTCCGAAGAATCCATCGCATCAGAACCCGAAGAAACTCCTGAGCCTGTTAGTTCAGAACAAGTTAAAACAGCACTGCAGGGAAATGCCGTAACGCCAGCGCCAACACAACAGCAGCAGGATACGGAGATTGATCCAGAAATTGCATCAATTGAACAGCCGAGAAACCTTTCTGAGGCAAACAGGAACAATTGGAAAAAGCTCCAAGAAACGGCATCTGTTTATAAACGTCAGGCTCAAGAAGCAGAGGCGCTGCGCCAACGGGTTCAGCAAATGGAATCTGGTCAGCAGCAACAGCTTCCTCCTGATTATGAAGATCTAAAAAAATTCAGGCAGATTTTTGACCTGAAAAACGACTCAGAGTTTCAAGCTCGCTACGATAAGCCGATCTCTAACGCCAAAGAATCTGTTTACGGACTGCTGCGTAAACATGGAGCCTCAGAAGATGTCATTGCATCAATTGAGAAGGCAGGAGGGCCAGACAAAATCGACCAGAATTGGTGGAAAGCCAACGCTATCGATAGGCTTCCGATGCTTGATGCAGAAATGCTCAAGGACGGTCTTAAAGAGATCAATAAGCTCAAGACTGCTCAACAGACAGAAATTGAAACTGCTGCGAACAACATTGAAGAGTTCATGGTGAAGCGCGGTCAGGCCAATTTGAATTGGTACGAGAACGAAAGAGCACAGATCTATGGGCATATTGATAGCGTCACCAAAGAGATTCCTTGGGCAAGGTTCTATGAGCCGAATCCGAGCGCAACGCCTGAAGAACGAGCGGCTATTGAAAAACACAATACGAAAGTTGCAGACTTGGCCGACAAGTTTGAATCTGCATTATGGCCGACAACATCTCAAGAAAGAGCAGAAGTGGCTGCTGCCGCAGTGTTCTCTCACGTTCTTGTTGAACAATTGCAAATTGAACAAAACGCAAGACAGCAACTTGAGGCTCAACTAAAGCGCCTGAACGACGAAAACAGCAAAATCAAAGGCGCTTCACGTATGCCCAAGAGCACGGTTACTGGATCTAATGCAAGCAAGGGAAGCAGCCTGAGCGACAGGATCAAAATGTCTGCCAGCGATGCTATTGACCTTGGCCTTGAAGAGGCTGGAATCTAGTGCAAAGACTCATAAATATATTGGGGGAAGCCAAAAGTTTCCTTCAGGATAAACTTACCAAAATTATGTCTGAAAACCGTGTTAGTCCTGACGAGAAAATAACAATGAACGCCTTGGATTCGTTTAATCCGTTTGCAAGGCCCGGCGTTGCACAGCAAGAGCTAAAACAGCCTTATGTTCCGCCGACAGACCGAGATCTGTCGCGATTTGATGAGCCTGAAGCCAAACCAGCAGAGCAAAACAAACCCGCCGAACAGGTGGAAAAACCTCAAGCACACGCTCCAAAAGTTCAAATCAAGACATCAACAAAGCCAGCAAAACCCGAAAAACCAAAGAAAGGCAAAGTGCTTTCTCAGATCGAAAAAGCGCCTGAAAATTCGGTTGATCCTGACTTTATTAATCCAATCACTGCGTCACGTTCAGCCGAAGGAGCGCCATCATATCGGTGCGAGTTCGTTGGGCGCGACATCATGCTTGGATGCTGTTTCCACAAGGGGCCGCACAATGGACTCACAATGCAGGCTTGCATGGCTTTGGCGCTTGATTTCGGCAAAGATAAGCTGCGCTTTGAAATGTGTCTTGGTGATGCCAAGATCGGACATTCAAGGAATCGCATGGCGGCAAAATTTTTGGAAACCGATGCCAAGTATTTGCTGATGATCGATGACGATATCGTTCCCTGTATTGGCAGGCCGAACTGGATGCGTTATTGGGTTCCTCCGTCGAGAAACAAGACGGAAACGGCACTACAACGTCACGTTCTACACCGATTGATCGGGAGCGGGAAAACGCTCGTAGGGGGGCCATATTTTGGAAGACAGGAAAACGGTCTTCTTATGTGTTCCAACACGCAATTGGCGTCCCGTGTGCAAAACAGCGATGATGCCGTTGTTCCAGTGGATTGGGTTGCTACTGGATGCCTTTTGATCCACAGAAACGTGTTTTCAGCAATCCGAGAAAAATTTGGAGACAGCTTGAAGGTGAAAACTCCTGACTATGATTACGATTATTTCAGGGAGTTTGATGCCGAGCGCGGCGAGGACGTTTCATTTTGTCTGCGAGCCAAAGACGCTGGACATCAAGCTCACATAGACCTTGGTCTTCCTGTCTATCACGTTGGATATAAAATCTACGGATGAAAAAGAAGATCTACTCTTACTACGAATCCCTTCAGGGATTTCCTCAACAAGAAGAATTCGCCTGTGCGAACATATGGAAGGCATCTTGGGAGAAACATGGTTGGGAATGCGTGATGCTCAACGCAAGCCATGCGAAAAACAGCAACTTCTACTTTAAATTGACCAAGAAGTTGGTAGATCTCGCTAGGCTATTGGATCAGGGCAAGGCTGACGAGTATTCCAAGATAGCGGCAAGATATCGCAGATGGTGTGCATTACACGCTGCGGGAGGAGGATGGATGTCTGACTACGATGTCGCCAACATAAACTTCCCCACAGACGCTGCCGACAGGTACGAAGTGCAGTCTACAATTCTCGCCGTGACGGGAGAGCCTTCCTACCTGTTTTACGCAAGTCAGCAGCACTGCAGCGCTGCTATCGCCAAGTTTTTGGCAGAACCGCTGGAGGAAGCTGGAAAAGAAAGAAACGAGGCAGACGTTTTGAATATTGAATCAACACTTCAAGACGTTTTGCCCCTGTTATTTCACGCCAAAAAAACCAGAGAAAGGTCTAAATCGTCTGAACTAATGGAGTTTGTACGGTGAGAAAACATTTCAACGATGAGATTTCTGCATTCGGGCCATATTGGAGATATCATTGCGTTTCTTCCAAGCATGAGAGCGCTTGGGGGCGGAACTTTGGTAATTACAGACCACAACCATCAGCCGCATTTGCTGATGGAAGGGTTTAAGTTCGACTCCCTAAAGCCGCTCTTAGAAATTCAACCGTACATCGATTCGGTTGTTTATGAAAAATCACCTGAAAACATCGATTACGATGTTACGGGATTCAGAAAATATTGGGGCCAGCATCCAATCATTGAAATGCAGGCCAGAACTCTTGGGATTTCCAATCCGAGCACGTTCCGATGGCTGGACGTTGCTCCAGATTCTAGAACCGATGGCAAAATATTGTGCTGCAGATCGCATAGATATCGAAACGACTCGTTCCCTTGGGGAAAGATCGTAGATAAATACCGTGGACAGATAATTTTCGTTGGCCTCTATGATGAGCGCGGAGATTTTACGAGCAGCTTTGGATCGGTTAACAGTATATGGGTCAACAATTTGTTGGAACTTGCACAGTTGATTGAAGGAAGCGCCTTATTCATTGGAAATCAATCCGCGCCGTTTTGGATAGCGGCAGGATTGAATCACCCGCTTATTCAGGAAACGCATCCCCCGCTGCCAGACTCCATCGTCAAATACAAAGACGCACATTACTCAATTGATGGGGATTTTGCCCCAATAGAATTGATGATAAAAAAGGCGCTTGACAAAGATCGCAATATTCCCTAGTTGTAGCGCAGATCGGAATACTGCTTCCGTTATAGCAGCGACCAGCAACGGTCATCAGCGTTGCAAGACAGGCCGAAAACAAAGCACCAACGTGCCGGGTGCGACTAGAGAAAGCATTTTTCCCGCACCCGTGGGAATTTAACCGCTTCTAATGTCGCCCCGAAAAGTTTTGGGACGGGATTAGGGGCAAAAACCTTAAAACCTAATAAAATCCTAAAACTATGGCTAATGACTGTATCCCTTTGCCGACGATTCAAAATTTCGCGAGCAAAGATGTTAATCGTATCATTGGGCAGATTGGTCGCGTTCTTGCGCGCAAATCACCCTATATTAACTCAATCGATGGTGGAACGCTTCCTAACGTCTCTGACGTTGTCCGTTCCGTTGTCGAAGAAATGGCGGTTCCTGCAGCCTCTTTGGCTCAGCCCGAATTCGTGAACGACACTACGCTTTGCGGCGTTGGTGCAACCCCTGATCAGGTCGGTAGCACGGAATACCAATTCCAGCTTCAGACCCTCCGTGGTGCTGGCCCTCGCGTTTGCGTGAAACAAGCTCGCACTGCCTTTAAGGGTAGTTATTTGCAGGCTCAGGTTTCTCTTGAGAAATCGATCCTTCAGATCATCAATGCTGACATCCGCTTCCAGTACCTGAAGCAGAGCGGCATTAAGTTCACCGTTAACAGCACGAATACCTTCTCGCAAAACCTGACGGGCGATATGCAGCAGATTAATACCCTGTTTGCGCCTACGCTCCCTGACGGCCCGATGAACTTCAAGTCGCTCTACAAGATCGGCACGTTCATGCGTGAGGAAATGCTCGCTGAGCCTTTCGCTACCCGCGATGGCGAGTTCTTCCAAGTTATGGCGTCCGCAGACCAGATCGAAAACTTCCGCAACGATGCGGACGTTAAGGAAGATCTGAATTACCTGTCTGCTGGCTCCTTCCGCTTGGGCGAAGAGAGCATCTCTGGCTATCAATTCATGGGCTACCGTGGATTCGCTTTTGGTATCGACCAACAGCCTCTCCGCGCCACTGGATTCGATGGCAGCGGCAACCTTGTGCTTGTTAACCCGATCATCAGCAGCGCCGTGACCAACGGATTCGCTCAGCGCCGTAACCCGGCTTGGGTGAACGCTCCGTACGAAGTCATGTTCGTCATTGCTGGTGAGGCGTTCAAGCGTCTGGTTCCTGAGAGCTACACTGGTGAAGGAACCTTCAAGTTTGCCCCGCAGCTTGCGATGGGTGAACTGGAGTGGACGTACTTCCGCGACAACGACTGCAACCTGTATGGCGATTTTGGTCAGCACATCTACCAAATCAGCCGTGCGATTCAGCCGATTCGTCCGCAGAACGTCTGTGCTATCGTGTACAAGCGCTGCCCGTTTGACGGTCTGCCGCTTCCCTGCTCGACCAGCACCACTGGCCTCTAATCTGGAAGTCATTTGATCACGGCGGGGGGTGAGCAATCGCTCCCCCGCCCTATCAGGTGAAATCCAACTTATACAAGGGCCATGCCGATATCTCCAATTCCTCCTAATTTAAGCACGTCTCAATACCAGCAACTAGTGCTGGAATTGCTGAACAATATCGGAGGGCCGGGGATGCTCGACATCCAGCCGCCCATTCTTAGCACGTCTGATTTTCGGCATTTAGTGCTATATGCACTGAATTATCTTGCGACTAATGGAACGGGAGCAAAAAAATTCATCGATTTAGAAGATGCGCCCAGTTCTTACACTGGATTTGCAGGCTATACGATTGCCGTAAAAGCTGATGAAAGCGGACTTGAATTTAGTTTAGGAAGCGGAGGAGCGCCATCTGGCCCTGCAGGAGGAGATTTAGCTGGAACTTATCCGAACCCAACAATCGCTTCGGGCATTATTCCTACGGCGCTTCCTCCGAATGGCCCTGCTGGCGGAAGCCTTGCTGGAAGCTATCCCAATCCGACGATTGCGCCGGGGGTCATTCCTACCTCGCTTCCTCCGAGCGGATCGGCGGGAGGAGACTTAACAGGGACATATCCAAACCCGACAATTAAAGCATCCGTTGATTTAACGGGATCTCCAACCGCAACTACGGCAACGGCGGATGACAATACAACGAGAATTGCTACAACGGCATTTATCGCGGGGCAAGCAAGCTCTGCCAATCCCATCATGGATGGCGCTGCCGCTGCTGGCACTAGTCTTAAATACTCAAGACAGGATCACGTTCATCCAACGGATACCAGTAGAGCGCCGTTGGCTTCTCCTGCATTTACTGGAACCCCAACCGCCCCAACCGCAGCGCTAGGAACAAATACAACCCAGCTTGCCACAACGGAATTTGTTCAGGCCGCAATTACTACTGGCGGGGGCAATGCAGACAATTTGATCGCTACCGTAGTCAACGCAGACTCAGTAGCGCTGGCTCGCGGAACTGTTGTTTATGCATTCGGTTCCACGGGGAACAAACTTTCGGTCAAACGGGCCGACAATACTACTGACGCCACTTCAGCGACCACTCTAGGCTTTATTAATGACACTAGCTTGGCCGCTGGAGCACAGGGAACAATTACCCTGTATGGTTCGATGGATCAGCTTAATTTAGGTTCTCCATTCAATGACGGAGATCCAATCTATCTAGGAACCAATGGTGGATACCAAAAGACAAAACCAGTTGCTCCTGCACATGGAGTTTTCCTTGGAGTTGTAGAGCGAGCCAACGCAGGAAATGGCATTGCTTACGTCAAGGTTCAGAATGGATATGAACTAGACGAACTGCATGACGTTCTAATTACTGGAGCCGTTGCAGGCCAGATACTCAGACTAGACACAGATGGTCTTTGGAAAAACGTCACGCCTGTTGCCGATCTTGTAAATGCTCCAGCTACTATTGGAGGTCATCACGCAACAACTTTAACTCCTGCGTTGGGTGGTCAAACATACTATTTTGGTTACCCGCATGATGTTGGCGCGGTAACTTCTGCTACAGACCGAGGATTCAAGTTCCCTTATGCAGGGGTAGTTGTTGCCGCTGCTGGAACCATTTCCGTTGGCGGAACTTTAGCTGTAACTCCAAGTGGAACCGCTGAATTTGCTTTGTTTAACAAGACAACTTCAACTTCTACACAGCTTATTAGTGTTGCAAATACAAGTTGGGGCGCATCACTCACTACGGTCAGAGCCAGCGGACTTGCTATTTCTGTCAATACAACCGACGAATACGCAATGAGGCTAACAACGCCTTCATTTTCTACAGCACCAACGTCTTGTAGGCACTATCTAAACATCTTTTTTCAACGGACATGAGCGATAGATACGAAATTCAAAGCTATACCTATACTGATCCAGCCGATCAGCAGCAGAAAACTGGCTATTTGAAGGTTTACTTCAACGAGCGAGGCGAGCCAACTGGCGAAGAGCAGGGATATACAGGGATGGGCGCTGAGGAGTGGCTTGTTTACAACGGATTTACATCACTTAGGCTCCTCACGCTGCTTGACCTTGAAGGAAAACTTGCTGCTGCAGGCAAAACGTCTCCGAAGGTCAATTCAATCAGGGCATGGATCAATGCAATTCTAATGGAATACGCAGTGGATCAAGCCGATAAGCTGACATGGGATGCCCCTGATTACACTTTTCAAGAAACAGTCCAAGAGGCTCTAAGCATTCTCAACACGTAGTATTATGAATCCTCAAGCCATCATAGATGTAGCACACACAGCCTCGACGCAAAGCGATAGATGGCTTTTTGTGGCCCTGATTGTAATCGGCCTATTTTCGGCATTCTGGCTCTTTAAATATTTCACTGGCCGCATCGATGTCTTGCAGAAGCGGATGGACGATCAATCTGTTGAGTTCATCAATCATCTTAAAATTGCTAACAAAGATATGCTTGAAGTAATCAGCACGGCACACAAAACCATCAGCCTGAATACAGCTATGATGGAGCGAGTAGAAAGAAGGCTCAACGATAGCGGAAGGAGGATAGGTGACGGATGAAGCCAAAAACGGCAGCTTCAGCGCTTCTTATTGTCATTTTGGCAATCATTGCGGCCCTGTTTCTGTCATCTTGCGTAAGCATACCGATTCCCCCTGCAGGAGAAGACTCTGGAAAACTTGGAAGACTTGAAATGAAGCTAGTTTTCGTCCCAAACGTCTCTGGCACAATCGATTATCTTTGGAAAAAACAACTAGAAAAACCCACATCATCAAAATGAGCACAATCATCAATACCATCCTTGAACGCTTGACCGACAATTCTACGTGGAGAGGGTTTATCCTTCTTGCCACAGCCGCTGGCCTGCGTTTGGAGCCTGAACTGCAAAATCAAATCATTGCCAGTGGCCTCGCGCTTGTCGGCCTGATCAACGTGATCCGCAACGGTAAGAAGTAATGGCTATCAAACCCCCAAAAACGCCTCAGCAAAGCCGCAAGGACACCGAAAGGCTCCTGCGTAAGGCTGGCGTTACCGACAAGGTCGCTCTTGTCGGAATCAGGGGGTATTATAAGAATTCGATGGGGAAAAAGAATGCCAATGATATTGGTATATATGATGACGGAATCTTTGTGGTTTCTCCACAAGCCTATGCGTCATTCAATGCCAATACTGACCCATCACGGTTGAAACCCGCTGTGGCGACACTGAAGGCGGGAGTTCACCGTTATAAAAAGGGCAGGCACGGAATATCCAGAGGGTCTGGATATCCTGCCCTGCGCCCTGCTACGCAGGGCGAAACTTTGCCAGTGGAGCGCTACAACGCCAAAACCAAAACGTACTACGATGGCGTTGGAATCGCGATTAACATCCATAAAGGATCTTATAACTCCACATCATCCGCCGGGTGCCAAACGATTTACCCGTCACAATGGGCAGCATTTATTAACCTGACCTACGAAGAAATGGATCGCTACGGACAAAAAACGATCCCATACTTGCTAATAGAAAACGACTAAACGAGGAACTGACCTATGTCTTGCAACGACAACAACAATGTTTACAGAAACTCCTGCTGCCCCGACACGCCTTATCCTAATGTGCAGCACGAAAGCGTTCCGTCTTTGATCGATAACTTGGTTGACGCTCTGTATGGCGAAATTACAAAAACCGTTTCTGGTGGTCGCGTTGTTTGGGATATTCCATGTGATCCAGCAGCATCTCCTGCCGAAGTTCCCACTATCCCGCGAGAAACAGGAGAAGGACTCCTATGCTATCTCATGCGGATTTTCCAGAATACTGTCGGCCAGTATTCTCCGTTTCAATACTGGTCTTATACTGGAAATGGATCACAAACAAGTTTTGCGCTTTCTCCTAGTACAAATACGCTTGCATCTAGTTATTTGGTTCACTTAAACGGAGTTGTTCAGCGCCCCGTTTCTCAGTATACTATTTCTAACACAAATCCTGTAAACGCAGCATTTGTAAATCCTCCTGTAAATGGAGCAATTATCACTATTGTAAATCTTGGGTATCAACCTCCCGGCGTCATTCAGGATGTAACTCAAAGTGATGCAACTCCTACAAACAGCAGCCAAACTCAAACAGTTGGAGCATGGCTTGCATATTTGTTGACACAGTTAAATACAAAACTTTCTGCTCCGAATCCCCCGATGTCTGGAAGTTGGACGTTGGGTTCAGTAAATGGAATTCCTTTGTGGCAACAATTGCCGACGATTCCGCCTGTTCCATCTACAGCGGGTCAATTTGTATTAGCTACCGCTGGAAATAATTCACCAGCAAGTTGGCAACTTACACCGACCATTGCAGTTGGGCCTATTACTGCAACAGGATCTACAACAGCTAGGTTTCTTTCAGACAGATTTGCCGATATCATAAACGTAAAGGATTTTGGCGCTATAGGAAATGGTGTTGCAGATGACGCTCCTGCAATTCGCGCAGCATTAGTTTATGCAAACTCAATTGGCGGAGGAGCAGTTTATTTTCCAAAAGGGACTTATCGTCTCATATCATTTGATCCAGCGACTCCAGTAGGTCAAGGAATAGCAGAATCCATGTCTGGATTCAAACTAAGTAGTCGAGGCGGATACCACACCTATTCTTATCTTCTAAATTCAGATCAAAATAACGTCAAGAAGCTGAAACTAATTGGTGACGGAGCAGTTATTGAAAGTCCAGTGTGGAGCGATAACATTTGGCTCGGATACAGCATCGCTGACGCAGGACAAGCTGGATCGCCAAATCTGAATTGGGGATTAAAGCTGCATTTAACATTTACTGGCGGCGGAGGAAGTGGAGCGGCTGGATACTGTCGATTTAATGGAAACGGTCAAATAGGAGATGTTATTATGACATCTGCTGGATCTGGCTATACTTCTGCTCCCACAGTAACTCTTTTGCCGACAGGGTTAAATATAAATCCAGAAGGATATACAAATGTTTATGGAACTGGAGCAACATTTACTGCCAATCTGTCTGGAGGAGGAGTAAACTCAGTTACAATCAATAGCGGTGGAAGTGGATATGGTCTTTTTATGACGATGTTCACATTTTTCACCTTCCAAGGATATTACGATATTGTTTTTTCTGGTCTTGAGTTCAAACAACGTGTTGGAGGCGCTGGAGAACGACCACTGCGCGGAGATTTTAGCGGAACGCAAGTTACGCCTTCTTTACAGTATCCATTAGGTTATACATTTGAAATAAATGGCAATGACTACAGGGCTTATTGCGGAGCAAAATGTATACGAATTGAGGGCATTGGTAACTATGCCGCAAATTCATTTTATACAGGAAATATAGTTGTTGAAAATTGCAAATTTATAAATTTTGTCATTGCATTAGATATAACATTTGCCAATGAGCTTCTTGTAACGAAAAATTATTGTACCGCTGAATACGGATCTGGATCTGTTCCTAGAAATGATATGACTGGATTCTTGTTTACGCGCTATGGCGTTCGGAAAGTTGTCGCTACAGAAAATATTTTTGTAGGATGCGAAGCAAGAGATTTGACCAGCATTATTGCTTCAAGCGGCGGCAACACTGGAAATTGGCAAGGATGGATGGGCCTTGATAATGGCGTTTTTACAACGCCAGATGGGGCTATGGAATCTTGCGTTATTGAAGGAAATACAATGATACGCTACGGTTATGAAGGTATTGCCGTTATGGCAAATTCTTATGTTCCAGATTCAATAAACTACAACATATCAAACAATATACTTGATGGAAAATTTCCAGACGGATTGAGAGCGTTTCGTGGAGGCGGAAACTATGGGATCGTTACAGATTCTTGTCCCACAGTTTTGATTTCTGGAAATAGAATTAATGATACAAGCGCTGCTATTCTTGTCGGAGGAAATTTCGGAGGGGTTCAGTCTAACTCTCAGGGCGTTTCTATTTTGAACAACTTAATATCGTACTGGACTCCTCTAAATATTTATCTGAGAGCGCTTGTAGCCATTTCTACATTTAGAACGGTATCACAAACCATTCCTCCATTTAATAGTTCTCAAAGGGCTATTATTAGCGGGAATACTGTCTATTTCGGATTGTATCCAAATATTACAATTGAAGGAACTATTCAAAATTGGAATGGAAATTGGGCAACATGGAATACAGATGTTGCGGCCAGAACGCCAGTTGCGCTTTCTCTTGGCAATTCTAGTACAATTACAACCGTCCTAAATAACACGTTTGTTGTAGCCAACAAACAATCGGCTTCTACTTATTCGCTTGCAATGAGCGGAATCTGCGAAGGACTTGTAGAAAATAATAACTTTGAAGGGTTCGATTTCCTATGGGCATCTTTTGGCGGGAATGGAAATGGTGTATTTGGAACGAGGAACACTTGCAGTCATCACGTAATTAGACAAACAGCGGATTCGGTTCCAATGTTTAGAACAAAAGAACAAAAATATGTTCTATACCCTACACAGGTTGGATGGCATCGGATTTCTACTTCTGGGCGCGGTGTTTCTCATTACCGTTTAGAAATATTTACCCTAAATAAAGATAAATATGGCGATAGTACTCTTGGTGAAGGGAATGGCGTTCTGCAGACAACCAATATTGATGTTGTTACAACAACACAGGGCGCTAGTGTCGGACAACACATAGTTAATCAACTATCTCACACAAATAAAAACGGAATAGCCGTTTCTAAGTACGCTTGTTTACCTGACGTAGTTCTACGTCATGGTATTTATGTTAATAAGGTAACAGAAAAACTGGCATTACTATTTTCTGGAGGCGGAGGAACAGGGGCCGCTGGATACGTAAATGTTGTAAATGGCGTAATTCAAAATCCAGCAGTTATCACAAACCCCGGATCGGGATACACATCTGCCCCAACTGTTTCAATTGACACATTCCTTGACGGAGTTGCGATGCCTACTATGCAATTGCGCGGCAGTGGAGCAGCTTTTACAGCATCAATCGGCTCAGGACAGGTTACATCTGTCGCTGTAACTTCTGGCGGATCTGGTTACGCTCAGCCTATTTATATCACATATATAGATTACTTTTATGATTCATCTTATGCATTCAATTCATCGCCGTTAATGTATATTGAGCGAGACACTGTAACAAACTATGCAGATCCTGCATTTTTAACATTAATACCTACTGCTGGATCACAAACTCTTTTGAAATCTACAGATGCGCCATACAAAACATATGGATATGCTGTTCCGACAAGCGGGACGGTAGATCCAACAACGGCTCCACAATTTATTGGACAAATTTACATAAACAGTGCGGCAAATATCATTTATATGGCTACAGGAAATGCTGCAGTTTCAGATTGGAATGCCGTGTCTACATGGACTCCATAAAACACCATTATGAATCCCGAAAACGAAGAACAAAACATAGATATTTATCAGTGTTTCCGACCATCTAACATTGATAAACCTTGGAGAAGATTGTTAGAAAATCCAAAAGATTGGTTGGAATCTTTCCAAGATGTCAGCAATAACGAAGAGAATAATGAGGTAACACAATGAAATATATCCTGTTTTTAATCGCGCTCGCGTCTACCGCTTTTAGCCAAACAAATTATCGTTCTGTAATGGTCGATACAAATGGCGTTGTTCAGCGGCCAACAAATTTTTTTGCCATTAATAACATTCTTACTAATCAAACACCACAAGCGCTTGGTTTCAATTATGTACTAAATCTGGTGAATAGAGTGAATTGGACAGCGAACCAATGGACGGTTATTACAAATGTCGGAAGTTGGGATGTTTCTGATGGGCGGATGGTTATTCAAAATTTAGGGACTAATAGCGGAAGTTCAGCTATTGCGTACATGGGAGCAAATATTGGCGGAATGAGCGTTCTTAATCTGTCAAGCGATTCTGGCATATCCATAGATAGTGGAAGTGGATTAATATTTCAAGGATCGCTAGGAGGAAGCAGGGTTGGAGTTGTTAAGCGATTTGTTATAAGGGGCGTTTCATCAGGTGGAGTGTACGATGATGTCGGATCTCTTGATCGCGCTGGATGGGCTGTAGAAACCCGACTAGACGGAACGACAAATCAAGCAAGACTTATTGTACATACTTCTTCTGGAGTTGTAGCGAGCGGATGGACAATTGCGGCGGGAGTAAGTTCGGACGTTAAAACAATATGGACATGGAGAGACGCCACTAACACGTATGTTCAAATTCAAAAAGATTTTGGCAATGCATTTGACACTAACGCAACGATTACAGTTACTAATGTTCCCGGAGGAACGGGGGCTGCATCAACTTTCAGTATTGGGGTAGCTATTATTAATACCAGCAATGTTTCGTCTGGAGCGTATTTTGATATTGGCGCAATAACTGAAACTAAAAATTTCAATCCCTAATTAACTGACGCTATATGCCATACGAAAAATCAGAAATATCACTTCCCAAAGGTTTTGTTAGTCTTGGGGAAAATCTTTCCAAAAAAATGGATGAGGCCATGTCTTCATGGTCAAACGAAGACGGAGAAAGCAAGATTTACTATCCATCTCTCTATTTTGAAAATGTCAAAGGACTAAAGGATATGCCATCCGAGGGAACCGCCATGATTCGCTACAAGAAAGTCATGGAAAAAACTGAATCTGTGAAAACCGAAGACGGGACAGACAAACGCTACTCCGTCGAACTGTGTATTTGCGGAATCAAGCCGCAAGAAGATCTCTCAGAAGAACCCAAAGAAGAAATGGATGACGAGGACGCGATTGAAAGCGGCCTTGCCGAAGCAGAAAATGAACCTGAAGACGAAGAGTCTGAAGAAGAGGAAGAAGATTAATATGGCTAAACCAAATACCCCAAATATGGCTCCCATGCCGACAATGCCAGAAGGAGCGCCTATGCCTGCCGCCCCTGCTGATGCAGGAACAGTCATGGTGAGCGTTCCGAAGAATGCTTTCATGGAGATTCACAACATTGTGATCCAGCTTGCTACGGCTCTTGATGCGCTCGCGCTAGAGGTTGAAGCTGCTTCTGGCGGAGCAGGGCCGATGCCCCCTGAAATGGCAGCAGCCCCTGCTGGAGCGCCATCTGATGCCGATCTGGAAGCATTTGCCGCCGAGCTAAACCAACGAGGAGCCATGTAGTTGCCATGTTTGTCTCGCAAATCTTTGACGAGGCAGCAGAAATCCTTGGGACTACAGATAAAACCAAGGTTTTTCGGAAACTGACTCAGTCGATCCAGACTCTCATGGAGTCTGGTCACTGGACGCATTCGGTAGCAGAGGTAGATATCTGCACTGGATGGGATCGCTGCACCGTTACGCTGCCTAGAGGCATTGAAGTGCCTTTGGCTGTGAACACGGATGGCAGTCCTTTATATTTCCGAAACAGACTTTTTCAGTATCACGTAAATAAGGGCGGCGCTTATAGCTCCGTTCCTTGGGCTTGGGATGATCGCGGATACACGGCAACGATGATGGACATCATCCAGCCGTCTCAGCTTATTGCTATCGCTGAGGTATCAAATGATGCGGGGAAACAGATCAGGGTTCTTGGGACAAACCAATGGAATGCTACGCTCAGAAGTCAAACTCCTGACGGCCAAGGTGTAGACGGTCTATATGTGCCGATTTACAGTCCAGAGGATTTCCCCCTAGGAGCCATCCTCCCTCCTGATGTGACCGTCAGGACAAGAGATGCGGCCATATCTCCGCTTGGATTTTTCCAAACGGCAACGCCGCATACCTTGGACTCTGGTCAATCAGTGGTCATCACTCCAATCGGGGGGGTGGTTCCTCCCCCTCTCCGAGACGGCCAAATTTATTACGTGGGGGTTGTCAGTCCTACGGTTGTTCAGCTTTATGCTGATCCTCTGAATGCTCAGGCTGGCAATTATCCCATCAATCTTCAGAGCATTGTGGGGGTTTCGTCGCTAAGGCTGTTGGACAAAAAGCCAAGTAGGGTGGTCACGGCTCTTTCGCTGTCGAGCACTCCCGCAATCGCTCTGGATACTGCCAATCCGATCAATTTCCCCGGCAACATCTTGCCATCTCCTTTAATTTCTAAGGCTACTTATTTCGCCAACCTGATCAGCCCTACGCATCTGCAGATTTTTGAATCAATTGCAGATGCTACGAACAATACAAATCCCGTTTACACTACTGGAGCTACCACAGCTATCAACGTAGACCTTCAAAAGCCGATTTCGCCGCAAACGAAGATGACGTTTACCGTACCGCACGGGTTTTCAACAGGGGATCAGGTTCAGGCTACGACCAACGGCGGAATTTTGCCCCAACCGTTGGTAGCTGGAACAAACTACTATGTGCGAGCGATTAACTCCACAACGGTCAGCATCCATCCAACATCCTCTGATGCCGTAAACGACACCAATCCGATCAACTTGGTGACTTCTGGAAGCGGTACAAACTCTTTGGTTAAGCTGATTCCTGCAACCGTTGCTATCGGGACACAAAGTAACATTCTCGCTGAAGGCTTGAATCTTCCGAATCCTTCAGGGTCTGGTGCTCAGGCTAAAGGCGTTCCATCTGGCATTATTACTGGAGTTCAAGTAACCGCGCCCGGCAGTGGCTATACCAGTGTTCCTACAGTGACTGTTGACGATACTGGTGGCGCTGGATACGTGCAAAATCAGGTTGGCATTGAGATCGACAGTACATTTACAACACAAGCCACATTTAATATCACTGTTACAGGTGGTCGCGTTGCATCGATTGGCGTTGTTAGCGCTGGCAGCGGATATCAGCCAAACGCAACAGTCACAATTACTGATTTAAGTATTGCGAAAGCTGGCAAAGGCGCAAGGGC